TTGGAACTGTTGGAACTGTTGGAACTGTTGGAACTGCTAGAAATGTTGAGATATTAGGAGGCTAAGAGGTTGATAGTCAGATTATTAGACCGACTTGTTAACAATTTAATTGTTAATAACTTTTTTAACATTTTACAAGAAAATGTTGATTATTTAAATATTTATTGTATCTTTGCCTTGTCAATAATTAAAAGACAATAAAACAAAATTAACTAAATTAAAAAAACAATGAAAACAATTAACAGGCACAATCAATCAATCCAATGCAAACTAACTTTATTAGAGGGTGACACATTGTATCCAAAATACCTATTAGAAACAAGTTGCAGGGGGTTTGAAAATAGTTATAGTATAAAAACTAAGGTCTGCGGATTAAATGAGTGCAGCGAAAAAAGTTTATATTTTGGCGTATCTTCTGCAGTTTGTTTAAACCTAGACAATACAAACGAAGAAACGTTAATAAATGAAGCAATTGAAGACATTTTTTCAGAACTAACGCAAGAGAATTACTAAAGTCTATTACTAGCGAAACAAAACGCAATAAAACAAAATTAACCAAACTATAAAAAAATGAATACAGAAACAATCAAAACAGAATTACAAGAGTACATCGCCGACGAATTACACAACGTCAACATAGATAATATGATTAGTAGAGGTCAAGACGTCCATGAATTACACCAAGAACTATTTAATCAAGACTATTATTTAATCGGTTATTATAAGTGTGAAGAGTGGTTAAAGCATCACAACATTAATATATTTGATGGTATCAACTTTGTACAAGATTGGGAAAAAGAAAACTTTGGAGAGTTTAAACAATACACAAACGCAGAACAACTAGTTAACATGATAGTGTATATAATAGGCCAAGAGATACTACAAAAAGCAAAAGATATAAACGCTTTAAATGATGTGTTTAAGTTCGCAGAAGTAAAAATGTAAACAACACAAACATATATATATGGACTAAAGACTTTGCAAATGTAGTGGCTGAAACCTTTAGAAGTATTAAAAAAGCAAAAGAATATATTAATCAATTAAATAAAAACAATTAAACAAATGAGAGAAAAAATATTAATGCAAATTGAATTATTTGAAGACGGACAAATTAACGTCTATGAATTTATAAAACAATTAAAAATAATTATTAACTAACTAAAAAAATAAACAAATGAAAACACAAACAAACTTAAAAGGATTTTTAAAAGAAGATTTAAAAAAATTAGAATATCATACACAAGAAATTATAAACAATATTTATGCAAGAGGGCAACAAGATGAATTTAAAAAGGATATTGAAAAAATAGAGGGTATTTTAATTTATTGGGATAATCATATTAACAAACTTTAATAACTAATAAGGACAATTAAACCATCTTAACGGATGGTTTTTTTGTGCTTAATATCTACATACTATAAGCATATAAAACACTCTTAAAAGCATTTAAAATGATTAGTTATATTTTGTTAAATGTTTGTTAAATTAGAATTAATTTGTTTTGATTTGTTAGATTTTTCTCTTTACAGATACAAATCTTTATAAAAAAAAAGATATTATTTTTAATAATTACAAAGAATTTCCAGAACTTAAGCAGGTTTTAGTTTGGCCAGAACTTAAGCAGGTTTTAGTTTGGTTCTTTAATTTTAAAAGGGGATTAAAAAAATATTGAGGGGTTGAATTCCGTAAATCGTATACCATACAACTCTTTGACCATACACCCCTACACGTTCAAAACCAAAGTTCAATTTTATAAACTCTATGTTTTATTTAAACATCTATTTAAAAAGGTTGGTACACACTTTGCGATATGAGCAATGATGTTTACTATAGGTTTGAGGACGATTATAAGGTGTTAAGAAATGTACATAGTCTTATAAGAGGACGAAGTTAGTGTTTTAAAAATATAGTTTTTCATAGTTTTGTTACAATAGATAATAATGTTAACAATTGGTTGTTCAATTTTATATTATAATTAGGAAAGTAGAAAAGAAAGTTTTTGTATTTTGGCGAGATGGAAGAAAAGAAATTAGGGGAGGAAGCACGAAAGAAGCGACCTCAACTTGGCAAGATAGATGAGAATTATAATAAGACTCCTAAATCACTATTGCCAAAAAATAAAGAACTAAGGCAGATAGCAAAGATGACTAGGAAGTCATTAGCATATGCTTTAGAAGGACAGCCAGTAAAGATTAAGATGGCATTAGATATTTTATTTGAGGAAGACCCTAGAGCCTACATAGATGCTATAGCAAAATTAATGAACTATGCTATCCCAAAATTATCATCAACAGAAATCAAGAAAGACACCGATACTAAGATTGAGATTAAATTAAATGAAGGGGCTACCCTTGAAGATATTAAAAATCAAATTAGAGGTCTTGATGATACGGAAGATATTGACTATACAGAATTAGATGACCAGTAAAAAACTATTAAAGTTTGCTCTTGAAAAGAAACTATGTGAAATGAGTTTCTATGAGTTCTTTAAAAAGGCTTGGCATGTAGTAGAGCCATCAGTACCTCTGTCTACAAATTGGCATCATAAATATATATGCGATATACTACAGGTAGAGTGTGAGAGAATAATAAAACAAGAACCAAAAACAAAAGACATAATTATTAACGTACCATTTAGAAGTACAAAGTCTTTGATAGTTACTGTTATGTTTCCAGTATGGGCTTGGATAAAATCTCCAAAACTAAGATTCATTACCTCATCATATTCTGCAACACTATCTATTGAACTATCAACAAAATCAAGAGATATAATATTTAGTGAATGGTTTAAAAGAAGATGGGAAGATGTTTTCTTTATTAAGAAAGACCAAAACTTAAAAGAGAGATATGAGAATAATCATATTGGTATGCGAAGAGCAACCTCTGTTGGAGGTACTGTAACAGGGCAGGGTGGGGACTTCCTAATAGTGGATGACCCCCTATCACCACAAATGGCAAACTCAGCAACCGAAAGAGATAATGCTAATGAGTGGTACAGGACAACATTCTACTCAAGATTAAATCAAGCAGACATTGGGGTGAGAATAATTATTATGCAAAGAATACATGAAGAAGATTTAAGTGGATTCTTATTAGATAGAGAAACAAGATTAAATTATAAACACATATGTATACCAGCAACTAATGAAAATGGAAACATAAAACCAAAATCATTAGAGAAGTTCTACGATAAAGATAGTGGTTTATTTTGGGAGGATAGGTTTAGTAAAAAAATATTAGATGATTACAAAAGTGCTTTAGGGACTTATGGGTATGCTGGACAACTACAACAAACACCCACACCACTAGATAGTGGGATGATACATAGAGATTGGTTTAGGGTAGATAGACACAAAAGAGAGGAAGCGACAGTAAACTTTATTATAGACCCAGCGTATACTGCAAATCAAAAGAACGACCCCTCAGCATTATTAGCATATACCTATGTAGACAATAAGTGGCAGATAGTAGATTGTACAAATGTGAGAAAAGAATTTCCAGAACTTGTTAGGTTTATACCTGAGTGGGTGCAGAAAAATGGGTACACAAATAAGAGTAGGATATATGTAGAGCCAAAAGCATCTGGTAAGTCTATAGTACAAACATTAGTTAGGGAAACAGGGTTGAATATAAAAGAAGATAAACCACCAACAAAAGATAAGGTAGCAAGAGTAAGTGATATTAGTGCTTCACTTGAAAGTGGCAGGGTTAGTTTATTGCATGGTAGATGGAACGAAGAGTTTTTAGACCAACTATCTAAATTCCCATCAGCCAAACATGATGACATGGTAGACTGTTTAGTGATGGCTGTTAACAAAGAAATTTGGGGGAACGGTAAGGGGAAGATAGTTTATTTTAATTAATTTTTCAGTTTGTTAGAAAATTATGAAAATATTTAGAATAAGGAGTGTAATTTTGTGTCGTTTTGAATAATTATCATAAAACTATGAAAGATAGTGAAGTAATTTACTTAAATGACGACCACGAAAAAATTGTGGACAAGCACATTAAGGGAGTTAAGAAATTAATGTATTATGCTACTGAACAAGTAGGTACTGGTAAATATCAAGATTTCTTGAGTATTATGAAATCTATATATCTGTACTCTAATAATTTTTACAACACTATGTTAAAAAAAAGAGAGTATGATGAGGGGGAGATGGCAGAATTTATATTTTTAATTCCAAATATGTCTTTTTATACTTCTATTGGTTTCTTAACAGCCCTTAAAGATGGTGATAATGATTTAATGTTGAGAGATAAACTAGAAAGGATTGGGTTTAACTGTGAGAACACTACAGCAGAATTAGCAGACGTATTATTTGAAGAAAATGAAAAAAAGAAGTTTTTTAATACCTCAGTTGACGAAAAAATAAATCAAAACTAATTATATGATACAAATTAAAATTCAAGACAAAAACTATGACATCCCAACCAAGTGGAAAGACATGAAGTTGAATTATTGGTGTGGGCTATATGCTATAATCAATAAGTATAACAAAAGAGATGAAGAAGGGAATGTCATAGAAGCAGAACACTCAGAGGTAGAACTATTAAAAATGAATAGAGATATTTTTATGTACTTAACTGAGTTGAAGGCAGAAGAAATGAATCAACTTGATTTAGAGAGTGTGAATAGTGCTGTCAATGCTTTTGCTGGGGCTTTAGAAGAATATAAGCCACAAGGGATAGAAAAATTTGAGTTAGATGGTGAGGTGTATTATTTCCCAAAAGAATTTTTAAAAAGAAATACATTTGGAGATTACATAGAGTCTACACACTTAGATAGTACAATAAAGATAATGAAGCATGGAAGATTTGATGTGTTACCAGAACAAATGGCAATACTATGTAGAGCAATAGGAGAGGAGTATGATGATGATGTTATCCCCCCTAAAACAGAAAAATTCAAGGAATTGACAATGGACATAGTTTGGGAGTTCAGTTTTTTTTTGACTATGCAAAGCGTAAAATTAACAAGGACTTTCCAAATGTTTTTGGGGAAAACAGAAGAGGAAGTGGAACAGGCAAAAACAGAGTTTCTACAGTTGGACTCTACAACAAGTTCATAAAACCATATGGCTGGTTAAACAGTTTGTATATGGTGGCAGAAAAAAAGATATTTAGAGTGGATGGACAAAACGATATAGAAAGTGTTAAAAGAACAGACTTGTATAAGGTTTTAACTTATTTAAGTTGGAATACTGCTAAGAATGATTATGAAATTGCTGTTCAGGAAAAAATACATAATAAAAACAATATAACATTATAACAATGGCAATAACAAGATTAACAGATATAGTATCAGTATTTGAAAGCAAGTGGACTTATGGAGATGTTAAGTTTGGTTATGAAGGAGAGGTAAACCAAGACCATGACACACAATACCCATTAATGCTTATTCAACCTCCTGAATCTACAATACCTACAATATATGATGGTAGGGAGGAGTATACATTTGAGATAAATTTTTATAATTTATATTCACAAGCGGCACAATCGGTAGTAGCACTACAGCAAAGATGGGACAACTTACAAGACTTGGCTAATGAGTGGCTAGATTTTGTTTTAAAGAACTATCAAGATGCAACAGTTGAGGCTTACTTAAATGATGAAAGTATTGAGATTGAAAGAGTGAAGGAAGTAGCAAATGATAAATTAGTTCAACTAAAACTAACATTCACAATGAGTGGGTTTACAAAATGCTTTAGACCAGTATCTAATTACCCATCAGACTTCTCTGATTTGGTAGTTTGGTTAAAAGCAGATAGTGGGGCTACATTTGATATACCATCTAAAAGAGTTAGTGCTTGGGCTGACCAATCTGGAAATAGTAATAGCGTGGCACAGGCTACAACTGCAAATCAACCATTAAGGAATGGTTATGATGGGGCTAACGATAAAACATACCTTTCTTTTGATGGGACTAATGATGGTCTTACTTCAAATTCAAACTGTCCTATCTCTAGCAATAGTTATACTGTATTTGTTGTTGCAAAACAAAATGCAGCAGATGCTAGTACGTTACCAGTATTTAGTTACGTTAGTGGTGCTAATCTGATTTCAGTTGGGTTTACTGAGAATAAATTTCATTCTCTTGTTGCTGATGGAACTACGACTCTTCAGTCAAGTAGTAGAGATTCTAGTAATTATGGATTAATAGCAACAGGGCTGGATGGAAGTACAGGAAGATTAAAAACTTCTATCAATGATAGTTCAGATGCAGTAGATTCAAGTGGTTCTTGGGATGATACTACAACTTTTAATGGGGCTGCTTTTGCTATAGGACGTAAGAAAGGTGTGGAGGTGTTTACAAATACAAATGTTGAAGAGGTTATTGTTTACAATAGAGAGTTAACTGATAGTGAAAAAACAGATATAAAAAATTATTTAAATTATAAATATAAAATATATTAAGATATGGCAGGAGTAAGAGGACTTTTAAGTTGGGGGTTTCAACCATTAGATTTTTCTGGTTCTAATCTGGCAGGTGCGTTCCCAACATATATGGGAAATAATCTAATAGGCGTACACCAACCACTAAGATTTCAAATACAATGGACTGGATTGCATGAGGACGAAAATGCCTCTGCTAGTAATTGGGATGGTAATGATGGTGATTTAATAAAAGTAGTTTTTCAGGTGATGAGTGCTGTAGATGAGGGGAGTGGTGTTACCAATTGGAAAACTATAGCAACGATAAAAAAGACAAAAGATATTGCAAATAGAAACTATGCGACAGGGGCTTCTAATGTTGTACAAAGGTTTACAATAGATGTAAGTCAAATACTTGCAGATGAACTCTCATATAGTTTATGCCCAATAGACAAAGGAACTTGGGAGAGTAATTACTATGGTGGTATGAATGGAGGGGCTGTAATGCAAGACAACGTGCTTGGAAATAGTGGTGCTGCTGGTAGTCCTGTAAGTTGGTTTAATATTTCAAAAAATGGCACTTATAGAAATATAAAAGTAAGAGCAACTTTTGAAGTTATAAATGGAGAGGGTCATGTCGTTCCTGCTGCTACTGGGGCAATGGACTCAAATTTCATTACTGTTATAAATTCAGTATCACAATTTGAGCAGGATGAAACTTACCTAGCAGATTATACAATGTTCAATACTGCTTCTACTAAAAAATTTCTTACTAGAAATCCATATGAAGGAGAAGATATTAAAAAGCCAGTTGGAATAGATGAAGAGGCAGAGTTTTTACAGTTTTATATATATTCTGCACACTATACTGATATTAGTGGTGCTGGTGATAGTAGTGTTGGGTCTATAGGATTCAAGGTAGAAACATTTGACGCAAGTGGTGCAGAAAACACATTTTACATGAGAGATTTTGAAGCAAATGCTGAAACGGATGCTAGTACAGGATTTGGTACTTTGAAAATTAAAGCGGGTCAATATCAAATGTTTATTCAAAATGTATCACCTTACTATATAAAAAATTTAGCAACAGGTTCTGCTACTGCTGCACCTGCAACAGCATATGCACCCCCAGATGGAAGTGATTCTAACTTCCCATATTGGAAATCCTATAGTGGTGATACGATAACAGATGACACTATTTACTATAGAGTTAGTCTTGTAAAGATTGGATTAGAGAGTCCTTACACAATAAAAAAATCAAGTGAGTACAAGTATTATGTTATTGATAGAGAAGATGAGAATATTCCTTATGGATTTGTTCGTTTTCATTGGCTAAACTCTATAGGAGGTATTGATAGTTATACTGCCAAAAGAGATGTTTCTGAAGGGTTGACCATAAGTAGAGATGTGGTAGAAAGAAAAAGTGTAGATAGAACATGGTATCAAACAGATTATGGAAATAATGCCCTTCGTATATCAGACACAATGAGAGGAGGGGATTTATATAAAGGGGGTAGAGAGGTTTCTAATGTAAACGCAGAAAGAAATTTAAGTGTTTATACAGAGCCTTTAAATACTATGACTGCGAAGTGGCTAGAAGAAATTATGTTATCTCCTAACGTATGGGTGGAGATGGACACACCAGCAACAGCAACGGGGAAGGAACGAGAACCATACTTACGACCATCAACTAAAGGATATATACCTGTAATCATAACCAATAGTGATGTTGAAACTGTTAATCAAGAGCAAGGGCTTGTTAAGTTTAATATTGATTATACTCTAGCACATAAAGTAATAACACAAAGAACCTAAAATATATGGCAGTAAGAATAGAAATATTAGACTATAATTATAGTGTCAATCCCGTTGGACAGAATATGATTGGGAATTATTCCTTTACTGATACATCTTGTTGGTCGTTGAATGGTACTTGGCTTAATGGGGGAATATCAGGGGGGATGGCTCATTCTGTTCCTACTGCAACTGTTGGTTATGGTAATATCCAAAGCACATGTTTAAGTACCTCTTTTGAAATAGGAGTATCCTACAGGGTGGAATATAGGATAACTGGAAAAACTCAAGGGAATCTATATCTTCTATTTAGAAAGGATGATGGTAGTTGTGCTGACCAACTTTTGCCCAGTACCGACGGTACACATGTATATGATTTTAAACAGGCAAATTGTAATCTTACAAATTTTGGGTTTTTTGTAAATGGTAATTTTGATGGGAGTATTAAGTATGTTAAATGTCGTAGGTTGAGTGGAATTGATTGGGATAAAAGTATGGTAGGGGAGTTAGAGATAACAGACCATTCTGATTTTCCTCTTGCTTTAACATTGCAAATTGGGAATATACAAGACATCACTTCAACAAGTGGAGATTATAGTAAAACTTTTAAAGTCCCTGCAACAAAAAACAATAATAAATTATTAAAACACATATACAATCCTAAAGTAGTTCTTCAAAATAATGCAGCAAAATACAAACCTTGTAGAATAGTTATAGATGGGATGCAAAGCCTAACTGGACTTATTAAAGTTGTAGGAATGGAAGGGAGGGGAGAAAACGCATCTCTTTATAACTGTGTTTTTTATGGTAATAATATGAGTTGGGCAAAAGGGTTGGAGGAGGCGTATTTGAACACACTAGAGTTACCTAATTCAAAAGGTCTTAGTTATAATAAGACAGGTGTAATAGACACTTGGCAACATGAAGATTCAGATTCAGCATCTCCAATAGTTTACCCTGTAGTATCTTATGGGGATTTTAACCCAGATGGAAAAGACTTTACTATTCAATTATTAGACCATAAAGAAGATGCTTACAACACAGGTGGAACACAAGCGTTAGGGTATTTTGGCTGGTTTGAGAATGGTAGTGAGTATCCAACGCCTAAGCCTACATCAGATTGGCGACCTGCAGTATTTGTTAAAACCACATTAGAACAAATATTTAAGATGGCTGGTAATTATACAATATCATCTCAATTTATGGACACAGATATGTTTAAGAAATTGGTTTGGTTACTTCCAAACTTTCAATATAATAATCCTGATGATAGGTATAATGATTTAGGAATAGAGGCTGAATGGCAGAATTTAAGTGTTCTTACTGTACCTGCTACCACTTATATTACTACACCACTATCAACTGATGGGGTTGTTGAAGATTTTAAAGACATAAGCACTACTAATGGGGATTATGCTTATACTGGGGCTGGCAGGAACGTGTTAGATATAGGCGCAACAAAGAATTTGAATGTAACACTAGACAATGGAAGTTATTTTGATATGGGGAATGACTATATAACTGTAGGAGAATATGGCAATTATGACATCATATTAGAGGGGCTACAAGTAAGAATAGCAAGAGCATATCATGATTCTACTAGTACTGAAAACCTCTATCAAGTTGGAACTACTGTAAATGTTGAAGTGAGGACAGTAGGACAAACTTCTTGGAATATTATAGCCCAATCAGAAAAGGCATTAGAGCCAACTCAACAAGGGTATCCTTCAGGGACTACTTCTACTAATCGTTCCATTCCTTTGTATACTCAACACTTTAGAGATATAGAGGCTATTGATTTAAAAGCAATATTTTTAAATAAAGGAGACAGAATAAGATTCACTACAGGGCTACGTGTAAATTCTTCTAGTCCTGGTAGTCCTAATTTCAAGATATATTGTTGGTGGAGGGCGAGGTACAGAGCATCTTTGCGGATTTCTATTGACCCATCTGGTGTTTATTGGGGACAAACTTATGATTTAGATAAAGTTATAGACCCAAAATACAAACAAATTGATTTTATTAAAGGGGTTGCTCATGCTTTTAATTTAGTAATGACTACTAATTCAGAAGACAAAGTAGTATATATAGAACCCTTCAATGATTTTTACCAAACTCCATCAAATGCAGTAGATTGGACATCTAAATTAGACAGAAGTAGAGAGATTTCTGATAAATGGATGCCAAGTGAGTTAAAAAGAAATTTTGTTTTTAAATATAAAACAGATGATAATGATGAAAAAGTAAAATATAGAAAGAGGCTTTTTGATGATATAGAAGATGAGTACCCTTATAGAGAAACATTATCAGATGAGTTTGATAAAGGAGATTCTATATTTGAAAATCCGTTTTTCGCAGGAACATTTAATGGTCAAGATAGGGACACTAATGATGATAGAATTGAGGTTTATTCTCCTTGTTTATGGCAAGACAAAGGAGATGGTTTGCAAACCTCTGTAAATGATTGGGCTAGACCAGATAAAGGATATGATTTTAAGCCAAGACTTTTATATTGGAATAAACTAGAAGACCTTGACCAAGCATCTACTTTTGTTAATTATGCAGCCAAAGTACAAGTATGGGAATCATCAGACCTAAGGTATCTTAATGCTAATAAAAACTACCCATCTGGAGATGTGCCAAATATATATCCACAAGCAACATCAGTAGACAAGAATAATGCTCTTAAACCTGTATTAACTTATGGTAATGTTTGGGTGAGAAATTATGATGCAGTGAATGACACTTATTCATCCAATGAAATCGGTAAAGGGCTTTATGAAACTTATTATAGAGGTCTGTTTGAGATGCTAAAGCAGAGTCCTAGATTAAGAACTGTATATGTAGATTTAAAAGTAAAAGATATTGTAAACTTAAACTTTGCAAAATTAATATATATAGATGGTTGCTATTGGAGAATAGGTAGAGTTGTAGATTACAAGCCTAATGGTAACACTCCTACAAAGGTAGAGTTAGTAGAATGGATTGAAACAGGGGTTCATGCTTTACATCCCCCATCCTATGGTATTTCTGGAGGGGTTAGTAGATGGGGAACGAGTCAGGCTGAAGAGTTGGGTTGGTGGGGTAACTGGGACGCATAAATTTAAAAATATGGCAAATAGACAACAAATATCAGGAAGAGGGGTTGCTCAGTCAAGTGGCTTGGAAGTTTTTAGAAATATAACTACATATAGTGGGGAGTATTTGAATTGGGGTAATGCAGATTCCTATGGGACTTCTTTAGGGTCAGATACTGATTACGAGGTGGATAACGCTGCCACAGACCCACATGTTGACGCATTGGTTAACTCAAGAGCAACAAAGGTTGGGCAATGGATGAAGTATAATACAGCAACAGGGAGTAATTATAAAGCAGCAACACCACCCACAAGTGGTAGTGGGCGGTTTACTTTTAATGGTGAACATGCAGGAGGAGGAGTTGCTTCATATAGTGGTATATATCAAATGATGTCATTGGAAGAAGGGGAAACATATAAGGTAGAATTATTAACACCTATAGATGCAAATATAGGCAGTTTGTATATAAACACTTACACTCCTACTCCAAACCCAGACGCATCAGATGTTAGCACGTTTAAAATAACTTCAACAACAAACATATCATACCCAATTACAAATTCAACAATAGGATTATTGACATCAGAATTTACTGCTGCAAATCAAAATGACATTTTAGTTGTTTACTTTACAACACTTGAAACATCTTCAACTGATATTAAAGTGAAAAATATATCTGTAAAACTAAAAGAAGATTTCTTAATTCCTGTTTATTCAGAAGATATAATTGGCAATGCCCAGACAGTATTAAGAAGAAATGTTCAAACTCCAACATTCAATACATAATGAAAATTTTAAAACATACAAATAGAGCATTAAGAGAGGTGGGTGATATGCTGCGTGTGAAACTGCAGGATGAACTTAAAGCACAACAGCATAATGCTACAGGTAGATTAAGTAGGGGGCTTAAATATAATGTTATAAAAAGAGGTCTTAGTATTTTAAATGTAACCTCATCTGTTGCTTATTGGAAAGCAGTTAACAATCCTAAGTTCGCTAAAGTTCCAAATTTTAGAGAGATATTTAAATGGCTACAAGCGAAAGGACTTCCATTAAGTTCTGCTACACATATTCTTAGAAAGTTAAAATCTCATTACGGTAAACCTTATGTGTATTGGACAGAAGGGAATAGTTTAAGAAGAACAAACTTTGCAGGATATGTAGCAAATAAATTTAAAGGCAAGGTTGCAAATAAGTTAGCACCATCAATAGGTGTAGATGTGGCTAATATGATAGCAGACCAAATTAAAAAGAATAATCCAAAAACAAATGTTACTAAAGCATTTTAATATATAATAGATATGGCAACAAATACAGAAAAGATAGTAGTACAGGTAGTCGTACAAGGACAAAAAGATTTAAAAAAATTAGAAGGTAGAACTAAAACTACAACTGCTAGTTTTGGGAAAATGGCTGTAGGAATTGCTGGGGCGGTTGCTGCCTTTAGAGCAGTTTCAAGTGCTGTGGGTTCAGCAATAAACACATTCAAGGGGTTTGAGTTTCAAATGGCTAAAGTTAGAGCAACTACTGGGGCTAGTAATAAGGATTTCAAGAAACTAAATGCTTCAGCACAACAATTAGGTAGAACTACATTCTTTACTGCTTCACAGGTAGGGGCATTACAGATGAATTTTGCTAAGTTAGGGTTTACTACTTCTGAGATATTAGATGCTCAAGAAGCAACATTAAGGTTGGCGACTGCAACAGGTAGTGATTTAGCAAGAGCAGCAGTAGTAGCAGGTGCTGCAGTAAGAGGTTTTAATTTAGACGCATCAGAAACTGAAAGAGTGGTTGATGTAATGGCTGTATCGTTTACAAGTTCTGCTATGGATATTGAGAAGTGGCAAACTTCTATGACGAAGGTAGCCCCTATTGCCGCAGGGGCTGGTGTATCTATTGAGAGTACAGCAGCAGTTATGGGTAAATTAACTGACGCAGGTATTGAAGCGTCTATTGCAGGAACATCCATGAGAAATATATTTCTGAAAATGCAAGATTCATCTTCAGATTTAGCACAACACTTAGGATTTACAGTTAAAAGTAGTAAAGATTTAGAAAGAGCATTAATTCAATTAAATAAAGAGGGGCTTTCAAACGAAGAGATAATGGGTCTTGTTGATTTAAGGCAAGTAGCAGCATTTGCGACAATGGTTAATGGAACTGATGCTATTTTAGATATGACAGATGCTTTAGAAGATGCTAATGGTGCTGCTCAAGAGATGGCTGATATTATGGCTGATACTTTAGAGGGCGATTTAATTACTGCTAAATCTGCGTGGGAGGGGTTTCAGATAGCAATTATGGAGGGTTCTGGTAAAATATCTATATGGTTAAGAGAGGCTGTTCAAACTTGGACTTTCATATTAAATGGATTTTCAGATAGTTTAAAGGATAGCGACCAAATTGCAGCAGATATGTTTACTAATGCTACGAAAACTGCAAAAGAAGAAACAAAAAAGTTAATTAAAGATAGAGGAGAGTTTGGTACTACTTATTCTAGGCAATTATATGAAGAACAGAAACTTTTAGAGGGCAGTTTAAGAAGAAAAGAGTTTGATGTAGAAAAATCAGAAGAAAAACTTGCTGAACTTATAGGTGATGGTAGTGGGGCAAGGATGCAATGGTGGGCACAAGAAATTGATGAAGAACAAAAAAGACTTGAAGAGAAAAAGAAGATAGTTGAAGCAACAAAAAAAACTATAGAAGATTTAACAGAAGAGGTTGAGGTTCAAAAGAAAAAAGAAGCAGATGCCTTAGATATTGCAGCCTTAAAAAAATTCCAAAAAGACCAACAAGAAATAAGGAATAAAGAAAAATCAGATAAAGAGGCTCAAAAGAAGAGGGATAAGGAGGCAAAAGAGGCTAGAAAAAAAGACCAAGAAGATTTTAAGCAATCGCAAACAGACTTAACAAACGCTTTACAAGAAGAATTAAATGCAGAAAAAGAAAATTTAGCGAATAAATTAATAACTCAAGAAGAGTATGATTTAAGAGTCTTTGAAGCAGAACAAGCACATCTTGAGAATATGAAGAATCTTAATATTGCTTATGGTGAAGATGTTGCTGCTATTAATGGTCAGATACTTGACAACGAACTGCAGATGATTGCTGATAAGGCTGCCGCAGAATTAAAGGCTAATGAAGATAAGGAAAAACAAAGAGATGAAGATATTCAAAGCATGGAGGATTTGGCTAACCAACTGATAAAAGTTGGAGAGCAAGAAGAGGGGCTTAACGAATTGAAAAAAATAGGAATACAATTATCACAAGCAGCAGCGATAGTAAAGGGGATTGAAACACTACAAGATAAATTAGCAGAACTTCAAGCATATAAAACAGCAACAGCAAGAACAGCAGAGGCAGGTGCTACTATAGTAGCAGCAGGGGCTGATGCAACAGGGGCTGTTACAAAAGCAGCAAATAATCCATTTCCATTTAATCTTATAGCAATAGCAGCAACTATAGCCGCCTTAATAGCAGTTGTTGCGAATGTTAAGGCATTGAAAAAATCTTTTGGTAAAGGTGGAGTGATTGATGAGTTTGCAAATGGAGGTGTGGTGAATGGTAAATCACACGCACAAGGAGGAGAGAAATTTGCAGTAGGAGGAAGAGTAGTAGAATTAGAAGGAGGTGAGGCTGTTATAAATAAAAGAAGTACAGCAATGTTTAGAAATCAATTATCAGCAATGAATTCTGCAGGAGGAGGTGTTAAATTTGCAGATGGTGGATTACTTAATATGCCCTCATTCTCTCAACAGCAATTTAATGCTCTAGGTCAAAATCAAATGATGGGTGCTATGGGGGGTGCTAGTAAAGTAGTGGTAGTTGAAGCGGATATTACAGACAGTCAAAATACAGTAAGCGTGATAGAATCTTCTGCAACAATTTAACAATCAGAGAAATAAACAAATGTTTGTTGATAAAAAAACTAAGTTAGAAAGATTAGGTGTCTGTAAAAGTTGTAGTTTTTACCGAAACTTTATGTTACTAAAAAGACCAAAGATTACAAAGGGGGCAAGATGTGCTGATTGTAAGTGTTTCCTAGATGCAAAGACATCATTAACTAAAGAGTTCTTTGGTAAGTGTCCTCAAAATAAATGGTAAAACTTTACATATGGATTTAAAACAAATCGCTGATAATTACAGTATAGAAAAAAGAAAAATGATGACAAACTCTGTTATCAAAAATAAAAACCACACAAAAAATTTCACTTCTTATCATGCTGAATCATTATATACAATGTTTGCAGAATGGCATCTATTATTTCCTGCACAAAAGCAAGACATTAAATGTACTTCATGTAGAAAAGCAGTAGTTAAGTTTTGGGAAACTATGGTAGATGAGTGGATTATAGTTGCACAAACATCAACAAAAAAACCTAATGCCCCTAAAAAGAAAAAAACAAAAGCAAAATAAGATTGATGTAGTTAAAGACTTCATTGAAACTGCTGGAGAGGGATTAGAGAAAAGATTTGGACTACATCCCACTTGCAAAGATATTGTAAGGCATTTTGTAGAAAGGGGTGTAATAGAACCTAAAAGACTTCGTAATTTCATGATTATTGTTGACTTTGATAGAATGTTAATTACTAATAAAGGAAGCAGAACTCACACTTGGATGGATTTATCTATAAAATATGATATAAGCGAAAGTCAAGCACAAAACATAGTTTATAAAGAAAGAAAAAAGTCCGAATCATCTAGTAATATAACGTATTAAAAGTTTTGTAAGAAAATTGGGTAGATTTATTTTCACTTCCTTCTATTTTTGCACTCATGACAGAAAAATGGTATAATATTCAAAATAAAGCAGGTGAAACTGCTGATGTGTATATCTTTGATGAGATAGGTATGTATGGTGTAACTGCACAAGAGTTCATTAACGATATTAAAGATTTAAAAGATTTGCCAATCAATTTAAGGATTAACAGTTTAGGAGGAGATGTTTTTGATGGTATGGCAATGTATAATGTAATCAAAAGGAGAGAGGCTAAGACTACAGTTTATATTGAGGGTATTGCAGCGAGTATTGCTACTATTGTTGCTCTTGGTGCAGATGAGGTTATTATGGCTGAAAATTCTTTGTTTATGATTCATAACGCTTGGGGAGGTACAATGGGGGAAGCCAAAGACATGAGAAAAACTGCAGACACTCTTGATAAAATCTCAGGTGAATTAACAGACATTTATAGGAAAAAGACAGGATTGTCTTATGATGCTCTTACTGAGATGATGGATGAGGAAACTTGGTTAAATGCTGAAGAAGCGTATAACTATGGTTTTGTTGACACTATTTCTGATTCTATTAAAGTGGCTGCAAAGTATGATGTTTCTAAATTTAAGAACATCACACAAGAAGAAATACAGAATAAACTAAATATTAATATAAATAACAAAAAAATGACTAATGAGTTAAAAGAATGGTTTAACAACAAGGTTGATGAAATTGTTGCTACTGTAAAAGGTGATGTAAAGGTTTCTGAAGATGTTGTTGAAGAAACGACTATTAATGTTAACTTAGGGGATAATGATGATATAATGAATAAAATATCTGAATTTGAAACTAATAACATTGAGTTATCAAACAAAATCACTTCATTAGAAGAAGAATTGGTTTCTGCAAAAGGAACTAACGAAACTTTAACTGGAGAAGTAGAGGCGTTACACGCTAAAATCAACAAAGCAGATGCTAAGGGTACTGAAATAAAAACTGATAGCGACCCTGTAGTAGTTGAAAACAAAAAAGAAGATGCTAATGCAGGTTTTTATGCAGCAATGGCAGAAAGAGTAAGAAATAAATTTAATAACTAAAAAAATAAAAAAAAATGGCAAATGTAGCAAATAAAGGAACTTTCGCAACTTACTCAGGGGCGAACCTTAACGAAATATTTTATGAGCCAGTATTTAGAAGTGATGATATTATGCGTAACTATAGAGTTATTCCTAATGTAAAGCACAAAATGAATGTGTTTACTTCTGCTGCTCTAACAAAAATCGTAGCAAAATATGATGGTTGTTCAGCAACAAGTGGTTCAACTCAATTTAATATTGATGAGAAAACAATTACTGCTGGTAGAATGAGAGTTGCTCTTGAGCAATGTACTGATGAGTTCTTCGGAACTTACATTGAAGAAATGTACCGAAATGGTGTTGATGTAATGAACTTAGAAGGAACTCAATTAGCAGATGCGATTGTAAATCGTGCTGTAAAAGGTATCGCACAAGATGTTGTAAGATTAGCATGGGGTGGAGATAGTGCAACTGCTAACTATGACCAAATGTCTGGATGGATGAAATTAATGGGAGATGATGCAACTGTATTGGCTGCTAGAACTGAGTATAGTGCAGTAGCACCTACAACACCTACAGCAGCAGAAGCACTTGGACTATTAAGAACAATGTATGATGATGCACCTGCAGCGTTACAACAAGTACCTGCATCAGATAAGAAGATATATGTATCTCCTAAGACTTACAATAAATACTTACAAAACTTAGAGGGAACTTCTGCTGATTTAGCAATTACCAACCAACAAGATGGTTTATTAGTTGTTAAGTTTAGAGGTGTTGAATTAGTTCCTATGTATGAGTGGGATACTATTTTAGCAGATACTGACCCAGCAATGTTCTTGAGAGGTGGTGTTAATGGAACGGAAGGTGCTTGTTACTGTGCAGTAGACAACTTAATCATTGGTTCTGATGTAACTGACCCTGAAGGTTCTTTTAAAGTATTTTATGATGACTTAGAAGAACAAATGTTCTTCAGAGGATACTTCAAGTTAGGAGTACAATTCTTGTACCCTTCACTTGTTCAATGGGGAATTTTCTACTAATAATATGTAATAATAGAGGGAAGGTGTTAAAACCTTCTCTCTTATTTACTTTTTAATAACTTATAAAATAATAATAATATGGCAATAGATAATGGTATAGCGGTAGATTGTTCTGCTCTACAGGCTGCAGGTGGTATAAAGCAAATATGTCTAAGAAGTTATGCTTCTGGAGATTCTGTAACTTTTAATGATGACGCAGCAAATCATGATATAACAAAGATTGTAGATACAGGTGGTTCAACAGCAACTTGGAAACTTTTTGAATTTAAAAATGAAACTGCTGATTTAACTATTAATGCAACTAAAGAAAATGGTTCAACAGTATTTGAGTGTGGTCTTACTTTTATGATACCACAAATCAACAATGTTAAAATGCACGAATTGCAAGAACTGCTTAATGAGTGTATGATGGCTATAGTTGTAACTTCAAATGATGAAAAATTAGTTGTAGGGTTAAGTCAAAAATATGCAAATAGTGTAACTGCTCCTGAAAAAAACCAAACTTTCTTAAATTTAGCAAGTATGGAAGGGGGTACAGGTGCTGCGTATTCTGACCAAAATGGTTTAACGATTAGTTTAATGGCTAGACAGTTTGAACTTCCAAGACAATATGATGCAGCATCTGGTGCAGGTCTTGTAGTTAATACGTCTACTTTAACAGCAACTACAACATAATAAATAAATATATACTAATAGGTTGGTATTTTATCGTAAAATGTTTTAAACATAACCCTATTAATATATTTTTTTAATAATGTGTGATTGCTCTAATAATATTGTAGATTTATCACACTTAAAAATTTATACAATTATGGCAAAATATAAAGCGATAGAAGAAGTAATAATTTATCACGGAACTAATGGTGTTATAATAACATCTGCAGCAACCCAAGAAGAATTAGCATATGCTTATGAAGATTTAGGAGCAACTGATTTAATAGAAAAATTATCAACTACAAAAACTAAAGATGAGTCAAAGAAAGCAGCCAAAAAGAAAAAGTCAGGTAAAGAATCTTCAGACTCAAAAGAGTAATACTTTTGAATTTGGAGTTTTTAATTTAGCAATTCCTGAACATATTGAAGAACCACAAGACTTATCAAAAGTAAGGACTAAATTCATACCATTTGGAACTAATAACTTATTTCCTCAATATTTAGCAGAATTAAAAAGGAAATCTAGTACACATAGAAGTGTATTAGCGCAGAAAGCAGTTTTCACAAGTGGTGCAAAATTTGTAACCAACAATGAAACTGTTAAAGAATATATTAAAGATGTAAACGCTGATGGCGAATCATTAAGAGAGGTTTTTAAGAAACTTGCTGATGATTATTACACTTTCGGTAACGCTTATTTAGAGGGGGTTTTATATGATGGTGGATTAAATCTATATCACATAGATGCTACTACTGTTAGAATGTCTAAAAGCAAAAAAGAAGTATATGTACACCCAGACTGGGCTAAGTACAATACTATGAAGGATAAACTTTCTATAATCCCTCTTTATCCAAATAGTGGAGGGAGTAGATTTGTTCTTCAATTTAAAGATTACGAACCAACATTCCAATTCTATGGACTACCAGATTATATTGCTGCTTTAGAGCATATTGCTGTAGATTATGAAATTGGCAAATGGAATCACACTAAATTCAAAAATGGCTTTCAACCTTCTGCTATTATTGAGATTAATGGTGATATGGGGGAAGAGGAAGCAAAGAAGTTAGTAAGAGAGGCACAGAAGAAATTTGTTGGAGATGGGAATAATGGTAAAATTATGTTTATTGTTAAAAATGGAGATGCTTCTAATGCTAATGTTCAGATTATAAAAGATGACCAAGAGGGTAGTTGGATAGATTTACAACGAATAACTGACCAAAATATTGTAACTGCTCATAGGTGGCAACCATCATTAAGTGGATTAGTTAGTTCTGGAAAAATGAATAATACAGGTAGTGAGATTAGAATCGCTTATGATTTAGCAATGACTACAGTAATTAAAGACACTTCTGATTTATTATTAAATGGTCTAAGAACTGTTTTATATAATGAAATGGGGTTCTTGCCAGAAGAATTATTAATTCATTATGAGCCGCCAATTAGTTTTGCGACTCAGATTGACCCTAAGCAAATTCTTACTATTAATGAGCAAAGAAAAATGTTAGATGAAGATTTACCAATGTTAGAAGAAGGTAATATGTTTTTAACAGATAGAGAGCAAATTATTGTAACAAGAGATGATGAGGATGGTGCATCCCAAGCAACTGAAACAAAAGAATAACTATGGCAAATGTAAACAAATATATCCCTCTAGTAACAGCAGCAGAAGTTATAAGCAATAGTTTTACTAATGCAAATACTGACCCTGCTTTAATATCTGACAACACAATTTTACTATCTGAACTTGCTCATATAAAATCAGAATTAGGTCAGAAGTTTTATGAGGAAATAAAAACACAACACAATAATGGGACTTTAACTACAGCAAATCAAACACTAATGGATGATTTTCTAACAAGATGTCTTTGTTGGTTTGTTAGATTTGAAGTTATAAATGAAGTTCAAAGTAATAGTACAAGTGCTGGGATAGTGCATAATATAGATGAATTTGCTACTGTTATAGACCCAGCAGAATTAAATGCTTATAAGCAAGACACTTATAGAAAGTCTGAAATATACTTAAAAGATATGTTAGATTATATGAATGGTGATGACCAGTCAGGAGATTATCCTACTTATGAATCTAACAAACCTTGCAATGATAATGTTTATAAGAATCATGGTATAATAATGTATGACAGTATATATTCAAGACCAACTAGAAATTATGATAGTTGGAAAAACTACTGTCCTTGTGATGATTGTTAAAAAATAAATAAATGGCTGCAAACGAACATAAAAACTTAAATGATGTAAACAGGCACAATCCAAAAGGACTTGAGTCTGCTACAAATAATACTGTTTTAAGTAAAGGTGCAGGTAGTTCTGCAACTGAAACTGATGGACTTTTAGTTTGGCAGGGCAAATCCAATCTAGGTGTTACTAATTATAGTATGCAGGGGTATTTGACTGGTGCTACAAATTACACTTATGGTGAGGATATAGCAGACACTAAATCTCCTTTTGAAATGGCTGTTGATTATGGTACTGCTACAGTATCTTCAGGGAGTTTATCTCCAACTAATTTTTTTAGGATAGGTCAGGCTTGTGTAATTCCAGAAGCAGCAACTGTTACTTCTATTAGTGGGTGGATTACAAGTAATGGGGGTAATGTGGTTACTATTGCTATAGTTAAAATAACTCCAGTAGCAGGGGCTACAGCAAGTGTTGTTCCTATAGTAGTTGATGAAATTGCCGTAACAGGGCTTAGTAATAACAATAAAGGAGTAAGAATAAACGAAACAACCATAACCACAGCATCTTTGGCTGCAGGGGATATTATAATCCCAATGGTTAAAGAAGCGAGTGCAGGTTCAACTATTTATATGAATATAGCGGTACAAACAACAACATTCTAATGAACACTAAGGAAGAATTAATTGCAATGAAGAAAGACATTAACACAATGGATGGGAAGATAGATAAGATTGACTCTAAATTAGATATGCTCACAGAAAAACTTTTAGACCCAGATAAAGGAGTTACTGCTAGAGTAAATAGAAACACAGCAATGAGGAGGGTTTTGGTTAAAGCAATGTGGGTTATATATACTATAACATTAGGGGCATTAATAAAAATATTTACAGATTAAAAAAAATAAAAACAAATAAAATAATAATAATAATATGGCAACAACAGTAACAACAGCAGATTTAACAGTAACAGTAACAGAGTCCTATACTTTAAATGGGGTTGCTTATGGTAACTCAATAAATAAGAGTTTTGCAAGTAATGGGCAGGTTTTGCAAAGAATAATGAATGTAAGCACATCAGACCCTGCAATTTTAAACTTTGGGGCATCAGATGCAGCAGGTCAACTTACTGTAGGAGATTTCAAGTATTTTAGAATTACAAACTTAGATGATACTAATTTTATAACTTTAACACTTTATAATGGGGCAGACTCTTTCTTTTATAAATTATTAGCAGGAGATGTCTTCTTGTTAATGAGTAACGATATGGATGCTATTGACGCTAGTACAACTTTTGGTGCGTTTGCAGATATAACTCAGATAAAGGCAGATGCAGATACAGCAGCGTGTGATATAGAGATATTAGCAGTAACAACATAATATGGCGAGAAGAACGCCAGTTTTTAAGTTTAGAGGGAATACCAGAAAAAAGAGAAAGGGTATACACTCTAAAAATAAAAGTAGAACAAAAGGGGGGAAACAATATGTTAAACCTTATAATTCTCAAGGGAGATAATGAAATTAAAATATTTCAAAAAATCAGAGTTCACTTGTAAATGTGGGTGTGGTGAAACTGTTATTAGTGATGATTTATTATTGCAATTAGATAGGGCAAGAGGTTTTGCAGGAATACCATTTAAAATAAATAGTGGCTATAGATGTGAAAACCATCCCGAAAGTAAGAAGAACCCAACCTCATCTCACATTACAGGCTTGGCTGCAGATATTGAATGTAAAGATAGTAACACTAGGGCGATTATGATGGATGCTTTAGTTTATGCAGAATTTGAAAGATATGGATTACATAAATCTTTTATCCATGTGGATATAGATTATAACAACAAACCAAGTCCTGTGATTTGGTTGTATTAATTAATAATTAAAAATAAGAAAAATGAAAAAAACAATTTTAGCACTAGCAGTATCATTATTTTGTTTCAATGCCTCAGCACAATATAGAGTAATGAGTAATATAAACGAGCCTTCAGATGGAGAAAGTTGGGGGCTGGAAAACTTTACAAATAACATTGGTGTTGGGTATCAGTTAAATAACGAGATGATGTTAGGTGTTCAGAAAAATGGTGATGACTATGATTTGGTAGCAAGGTACAGTATAGATGATATGATTTATATGTCAGCACAAGTTCCTGCTGAAAACTCTACAGATAATATCACTTTGGGAATTGGCACTTCTATTAGAGTGTGGAATGAACTTTATGTAGAGCCAAATTATACTAGAAAAAATGATGATAATTCTTTTAATATAGGATTGTCTTATAAACTTTAATAATAACTTAAATAAATATATATTATGGAAATTTTAAAAAAAATGTTTGATTCAAGAAAATTTTGGTATACAATTGGGGCTATATTTGTTCCTTTTGCAGCAGTTAAATTAGGTCTTACTGAGGGTGAGATTGAGAAAGTTTACTACGCAATTCTCACACTTATCTTAGGTCAAGGACTAGCAGATATTAAAAAATAATGTTTAAAAAATGGATAGGTCAGGCATTAATGTCAAGTGGTGTTAAGCCAATAACAGAACTTTTAAAAGCAGTAAAACAACTTTTTACAGATTCTAAGGGGAAGTGGAGTAGTAAAAGAACCATTAGTGGTGTAATAGTTGTTTCTGCAAGTTTATATATAGAGAAAAATGGTATAGATACAAATGCCCTTATAATGACAGGGCTTGGTGTCCTTCCTTTATGCTTCTCTGTGTTTGAAAAAAAATGTGCAAACTGTACAGATAGTTGTAAAAAATAATTATCTTAGCAACTTACTTGGATAGGGTTGTTCCTATCTTTGTTTTCATTGTTTATAGTTTTCAAGAGTGAGGTGTTAAAAAGCATCTCACTTTTGTATTTTATAAGCATTTATTTTGCATAACTTGCGTGGCAATCAATAAATAATTTTATGAAAAAATATGGAAAACGAATTAGATTGTCTCCAGAAGAGGTGGAGGTAATCTATGAGGGTAGAGCCAGTACAACAAATATTAATGGTAATACAGCGTTAGATATTCATTTAGCGGATAGGGGTATCTCTAAAAAAGATGTGGTTTCTGTTAAGCATTGGCAATCGGCAAATGGAGAATACAGATTCAGCGTAGTTACAAAAGAAGATATGTCTATTAATGAAAACGACATATTAGATAATATAAGTAACCTTATTGAGAACCACTCCCCTCACTACCCTTCAGTAAAAAGAAAAAACAAAAATGCCAATCACTTATTGGTAATAAATCCAGCAGACATACATATAGGTAAATATGCAAATGCTGTTGAAACTGGTAGTGGATATGATGTTGAAACTGCCTGTATGCAGGTTTTAGAGGGGTTACAGGGACTTGTTGATAAAGCACAAGGGTTTAGTGTAGAAAAAGTTTTATTTTGCATAGGAAATGATGTACTGCATATTGATAATGTTTACAGCACAACAACAAAGGGAACTTATCAAGACACAGACGGAAAGTGGTGGGAACACTTTGAGGTTGCTTTAGCGTTATATATAAAATGTGTAGAAATGTTAAGGCTGGTTGCACCTGTAGATGTTGTTCACTCTATGAGCAATCATGATTACCAGAGTGGGTTTCATTTAGCCCACGCATTAAAGAGTTGGTTTAGACATGAGGATGAGGTAACATTTGACATTAGTGTGTCGCACAGAAAATATTATCAGTATGGTACTAACTTGATAGGGTTAGAGCATGGTGATGGTGCTAAAATGGATAACCTGCCTTTATTAATGGCTCAAGAAAAGCCAGAAATGTGGAGTAGCACTAAATATAGATACTGGTATTTACACCATTTACACCATAAAGTAAAACACAAATGGAGAGATGCTAAAGATTTTATTGGTGTTACTGTAGAGTATATGCGTTCACCATCAGGAACTGATAGTTGGCACTCAAGAAAAGGATTCACAGGTATTTTAAAAGCAGTTGAAGGCTTTATACACGAAAAAAATAGTGGTCAAGTAGCACGATTAGTGCATTATTTCTAAAAATTTTAACCTAGTAGGCAAACATTTATTAAAAAAATGTTAAAAAACCTTTGGTAGTTGATTCCAATTTTATAACTTTGCTTCAATTATTAACTAAAAACTATACACAAATGAAAACAAAAGAATTTACAATACACAAAGAATATGAGAATATAGCGATATTAGAAAATGGAGGCTATAAAACTCTAAAAAATTGTCACAAAACTTTTATGCATATATGCGACAAT